TCCACCTAAAGCTCTAATGTAAAGTTTTGCAGCTTTGTTAGATACGTATAGCTTTAAATCTTCTTTTCCGTAAAGTGCATTAGGAATTAAATCTACAACTTCTTGCATTTTATCAATGATGTTAGTAGCAGTTAAAGCAACTGGAGCAGGTACATCAATAACTGTTGCATCAGCAGCAGCAAGAGTTTCTAATCCATTATACTCTCCAGCTTGAGCACCACCTAAGTTACCAGTCCAGATATTAGTTTCGTTAGCAGCAGCTACTTTAGATGCTACGTGTCCAATTAAATATTCAGCAAATGATGATGGTAATCCATCAGGGTTAAACGCTGAATACCCCATCTGAATGCTTTCCCAAGTGTTGATAAAGTCAGATTTACATAATTGTAAGTTTACTTGGAATTCTTCTGGTTGGATAACTACTTCAGTTAAATCTACGTTTGAAGAAGCAGAAAAATCACAAGTTCCATCTGCGATTAAACTACCAGTTTCAATTCTTTGGATAACTGATTTAAATTTAACGTTTGGCATAACTTCTACACCACCGTCTTCAATTGTACTCGAGCTTAATAAAGCAGCTGAGATGTACTTTCCAGCAAATTCTCCAGCATAAGTTGAAGTAATGTTTACTGTAGTCGCAAGGTCTATTCTATTTGACATAATTTTAATTTTTTGGTTTTTAGTTTTTAAATAATTTAGCGAATACTCTATCTTGAGTACTCATTGGCTTGTTTTGAGAGTAAAGGTGCATTTCTACTTCTCCTTTAGCCTCAGGGTTGTGTTTTAAAGGTTTTACCTCTTCAGAAAGTTCAACTTCAGTATTTTCTACTTTATCAGTAGATAAATCTTCAGCTTTTACTTCTCCTTTTAATCTAGATATTGCATCTTCAAGATTAGCGATTCTTTCTTCCATTCCTCTCCAATCATCAACAGATACATATCTACTAGGGTCGAACTCAGCAAGTTCTTGCTCTTCAGATTCAGTAGATAATTCTTCTTCTTCAGAAACTTCTACTTCTTCTTCTACGTCTACCTCTTCTTTGATTTCAGCAATAACTCCATCTTCTTCAACAATAAGAATCATCCCATCGTCTAAAAGATACTCGCCTGCTGGTACTGCAATACGTTCATCATCTTCAGAAATAATAAAGACTTCTCTACCTGATTCAAAAGCATCTGCTTCAAATCTAGTACCATTCTCTAATAATCTTTCCTCCAACTGAACTTCTAGACCTAATAAGGTTTTCACCTTGTCTAGCGTGTCTTTTGCGTTCATAAAAATTGGTTTTAATTAGTAATATTTATTTAAAAACACTATTGTTTATTTAGTGTTGTAAATTCGTTTATGCTTTTTTCTGAATTATAAACCATTCTACACCATCACTCCATATTTTGAAACCTTCATAAGCTACATTTATCTCATAATAGTTTGATGAGCCATCTAATGTTTCTCCTACTAATGGCGTTATTCTTGCTCTTGTATTAGTATTAAAACCCCCGTTTGAAACAAATCTAATTGCTCTATTTACATTAGCTGAAGCACTTGGTAAATTAATAGTCATATTTCCACTACCACCAGTCCAAGTTAATTTGACTAACATAGCTTGGTCAAATATTGCATTGCTTAAACTTACAGTTTCGCCAGAAGATACAGTTAAATTATAAGGAACTAAAGTGTTTTTTATTTTGTTTATTGTAGATTGTTTAGTTGTGTTGCTTTGTACTACTACAATAGCTTCAGTACCTTGTAATGCTGTTGATACTGGTAATTGTGATATTTTTAAATTTGCCATTATGTTATTATGTTAGAATTATCTTCTTGTAAAATTAAACTCTCATTTTCTTGTGCTAAATATTGTGTTGTTACAGTCTGACCTACTAATGATCCTATACCTTGATTTATTGTTTTACCTTTACAACATTTTCTGGAATATGTTTGGCCATCCTTACATAAGCAAGCTCTCGAGCTGTCCTTAGGACTTGTTGTTTTTAAATTATATCGACTCATTTACAATATCTATAATTTGGTTTAATAATTTTTCGTCTTCAGTTAATTGATCTTTTTGTTTGTCTTGAGGTCTGTTTAGTTTATCTGCAAAGTAGCCTTCTATACTAAATCCTTTTACTTTACCTTCTTTAACGTAGTCATTCCAAACTTCATCATTATCAACTTTCATGCTTATCATCCATGTTCCTATAGGCATATCTAAACCATATTTTCTAGACTTATCCATTTGCTCATCTTCTACTAACCAAGATTCTACAACAGTCATGCCTTCTAGCTTTTGCTCTGCGTGTTCTAAGGTTGCTTTGCTTTGATTACCTTTTTTAAGAAACATTTGTGATGCTTTAGCTACTGTGTCTTTAGAAAAGTAAATGTAAAACTCTTGTTCACCGTTTTTTCTGTATATAGGTTTGTCAGGTATTAAAGCAGCTCCCATTAATATCCTTTTTTCTTTTGATACTTCTGCAAGTCTAACTTGATCTTGTTTTTTAAGTGCAATGAAATCTTCTTCTATAGCTGGGTTTTCAACCACAGATACAGCATCTATTCCACTTAACTCCTCATTTTCGTCTATTATTAATTCAATTATATCCATTTGTGTCCTTTTATTTAAAACCCCTTTTTTAATGTTTTGTTATTATCCTAGTGTTGATCCTGATATTATATTATTTTGTAAACTTTGTGCAGTTGTTACATCTTGACTAACTACAAAAGCCTGTACTGGTGGTTGGTTACCTAATGCACTAGCTATCTGATTAGTACCTGATGTTCCAAATATATCAAAGTCAGGCTGCTCCATTTCTGCTGCTCCTCCTCCTGTTCCTCCAACTGCTGGAAGAGATACATCTGGACTAGCGCCACCACCACCAAGACCTCCTGATACTGTTGCGACTTGCTTTTTACTTTGGTTTATACTTTTAACAATGCCTATTGCTTGCATTGCAAACATCGCAATTGGTATTAAGTTAAACGGAGGTGGTAAACTAGAAGCTGCTTTAGATTGTCCTTTTGCTATTTCAGTTCCAGATTCAGCAGCATTTAGATTAGCATTTGTTATAGCTTTTTTAGCGTTCATTACAACCTCTTTAAGTGCAAGAGCTTGTTTTGCAATAAATAATGCTTTTCCAATTTTAGATTCTCTCCCAGCTGTTTCTATTGCCATGTTTAAACCATCGCTTAACATTTTCTTTTTATCTGCCTCTAATTTTTTCTTTCTTTCAGCTTCTTCAAGGTCTGATGCCTCTATTATTTTATTTATTTTATCATTATAAAAAGCTTTAATTTCTGCTTTAGCATCCTCATGAGCATCAAGATTAACTAATTCTTGTAGTTCTTTATCTCTTTGAGCTTCTAATTTTGCTATTTCATCTTCCTCTAATGCATCTAACTTAGCCTGTACTTTTTCTTCTTTTTCTGCTTCTAATGCTTTTTCTTTATCATCGTAAAATTTGTTTACGTCTTCTAATAATTTCTTTTTTTCATCCTGAGTTGCAACGGAAGCATTTATTTCTTCTATTGCTCTTTTTCTCTCTAGATCTAATTTTTCAGCTGCTGTTTTAGCATCAAAGTCTTCTTGACTCTTTTTATATTTCTCTCTAAGTTTTTTGACTTTTTCTAGTCTATCTTTTTCTAATTTTACAGATTCTACATCTTTTTCTTTTTGCTCCTCTATTAGTTGATCGTTAGCAAGCTCTAATGCTTTTAATTGTTTTTCTCTTTCTTTACCTTCCTCTGATTCTTGGAATCTAGCAAAGAAACCTTTTCTTTCTGTATCTTCATCTTCAAAAGTTTCCATTACATCAGCTAATTGCTGATTAGCTTCTTTTAATAAATCCTTAGCCTTACGGATATTTTTTCTTGCTTTCTTTTCATCAATAGCTTCTCCTATTATAGGAATCTTAGCAATTTCTAACAAAGCCTGATTTGCAAATTTCTTAATATATCCACTTAAAGTATTAAATAAAGCACCTGCTACCCCTATAGTTATTTTAGAATTTTTATCTATTGTTGATACTAATTCAGTCCAAGCAAAATTTAAAAATGATACTGATTTTGTTGCAACATTTAAATATCCAGTTAGAAACTGAATAGCTTTTCGCATTATAGTAGTTAGAAAACCAGCGCCATCTTCTAGCGTTAATAAGTAACCTTCCCAAGTAGAATTTAATATAGTTAAATCCCC